CTGGTACTTGCATAAGAGGTGTAAGAGTCCTTTGAATAAGTCTTTTACGCCTGTTTCTGCAAAGATCCTAGCGATGAGTTCGATCTTGCCTTGTGAGGCTTGCGTAAGGGCCGCTATGGCCGCAGCGGTCACGTTTTGTAGGATGTTAGGGTCAAGACCTTGAGAGGCTTCTGTAACGCCTGTGCGCTTAGCCTGAACCTGATCGAGGTACTCTAAAAGCGGGAAGGCTTGCTGACCAACAGGAGGTGTCGTAATCGGAACCAGTGCAGCAGGATTCTTCATCCTCACCACGCCACCAGGCGTAACGCTCAAGAGATCATCGAGGTTGACCTGACCCTCGACAGCACCCATACGGGTATTGTTTTGAAGGTAAAGGTTATCAAGCATCTGCCTCGTTACAGTCGTCTTGATAAGCTGGAGATCAACTGTACGATCAGCAGGGCAATCCCCAAAGAAGCGATGAGGAATCGGAATAGGACAGATGGTGTAAAACGGCACATAGTCGGTTTCCTCGTTGCTTAGGATTTCGTTGCCCGAAAAATGCACCCGTCTTAGCTCTGCAATCCCATCACCGTCGTAATCAGTCTTTAGGTAGCATTCAAACACCTCAACCGTCTGCATGGACTTGTCGAGGCTTGGCTCCATGTAAGGTTGTTCGTCACGGTTATATCGAGCAATGTACTCAGCACTAAACTCAAGGTCGTTGTAAACCGGCAGGTTCATCACGATCTCAGGATCGAACCCCATTGAGACAAGATCCGACCTCGTAATAAGTTTCCTATGCGCGACAAAAGGCGTATCTCGAACAGTCTTTCCTGCCTTAGAGATCAGGAACTCTTCGGGAGGCACGTTCTCAACCTTGATTCTTCCGGCCTTTGTCTTGCGCATGAGCGCGACGTTATGAACGCGCATGACTTGGCCGTCCATGTCTTGCTCAATCGTCTCCTGCGCTGCGATCTCCATCGTCCCGTCAGACATAAGCATGGCTAGCTCATCGTCTGTCAGGTTCGCGTACTGTTCCTTAGTGACTGAAATCGAGTCGTCCCAGTAGGCTTTGATAACACCGACCTTCTGAAGGATTGCGTCCTTGAACCAGTCGTGCATGATCGAAATGCCTGGGTTTTGTTTCATCAGCACCCAGTTGCAATATTCAGTGGCTTGCATTGCCATAGGCTCATCACCTGGCCCTACAGGCTCGAATACGCCAATCTCATCAGCAGAGGTAAACAAACGCATGAGAGGCGGAAGCATCCCGTCGATAGCTTCTGCAACCTCTCCGGTTACGATCTGGCTGCGACCCTCTACCTCGTTACCGTAGGGATCACGCATGTAGCTGGTAAGCGCGTTCTTACGCTGCTCGACCGTCTCGGTCTCCAAGAAACCTATCGCGTTATCAATCTCACCTTGGAGAATCGCCTTTAATCGTCCGTCATCCATTTAGACCACCCAAGATACGTTAGGTTTCAGCGGCTTAGACCAACTTGTTTGCTCTGACATACCAACCGCAAGATACCGAAATGCGTCTGCTGCGTGAGATGCCCAATCGTGAAGAGGCTTATCCCAGTAAACTTGACGCTTATCGTCGTATTGTCGCCGATAATTCCTTAGCGCGTCCACTCCACGCTTAGTCTTGGAGTCGAACCAACAATAAGGAATCAGCCTTCTTACGGCCTGTATCCCATCGTCAACACCCATTCTCGGAACAATCGTAATGTTTAGCCCTGCTTCTTGCAGGAGTTCTAACCTCGATCTTCCTGAGCCTAACTCTCTGACTTGCACATCGTGAGGCAATAACTGCTCGGCTAGTTCGTAATGATTTGTTCTCAGCCAGTTGACATACCAATCGAGCCCCTGACCATGGTTCTCCACAAAGTCAATGAGCCGTGTCTCTAATCCAACTCTTTGACAGACCCAGATAGCAGTAGAGTCGCCTATCCCTAGATCCCATGCTGCGTAAGTCTTGGCTATGCCATCTACAGGGATGTCATGGAACCTTTCAGACGGTAGCTCATTGAGAAGCTGCCCGTAGTAAGCACCTTCGATGGCTGAGTCGAAGGAACACTCAAACTCCTGTAAGTACTTGTCGTCTCCCATCTCGGACTTGGCTGCGTCCAGTTCAGTCTGAGGGATAAGACCTGTCTCGGATGCTCGGAACTCAAGCAAGGCCCAATCGTTATGCTCTGACGCATGGTCTCTCAGGGTCTTAAAGTGGTTGTTTCCCTTTGGAGTTCCGAGGAATAACGCCCATCCCATCCTGTCCGATAAGGCCGGACGAACCACTTCCGACCAAATTTTAGGGTTCTGGTCACCGAATTCGTCGAATACAACCCCATCGAAATACTGTCCTCGCAGCGAGTCTGGGTTATCAGATCCTGCAAGCTGAATCCTTCTGCCCCAGAAATCAACCCGTAGCTCCGCAATATTGGCAGTGGCGTTGAGGGGTTGGGTAAACTTGAGGAGGTAATCCCAGATAACTCGTTTTGTCTGGGAATAGGTAGGTCCGATGAAAGCATATCTCGGAGCCTCCTTGTTGTTTTCTATCGCTGCTCGAATGAGATGGTTGACAGCACTGACTGACTTTCCCATACGTCTGTGCGCGACAACAACGGCAAAACGCTTGTCTGATAGCGCATTGTGGATCTTTAACTGCTGCTCCCTCGGCGCATAAGGGATGACTATTCGGGTTGCGCCCATGAGATCTGCATCGCAACTGGTTGACCGTCAGTTCCCGTTACCTCTGTTCGCGCTAATTTAGGTATGTGGTACTCGATCGCTCTCAGGTAGATGTCGCAAGCCTTCTCTGGGCTCTTCTGAGCCACTTCATCCAACCACATTGCGAACCTCGGAGCGTTCATCTCAGCCATTTTCGCAATAGCTTCCCTCACCGCGGCAGTGCTTTTGTTAGGCACTCCCTTCTGCCTACCCATGCCAGCAGCAGGAGGTACTCTCTTTTCACCATCACTCAATACTTTGTTGTCCATTCGTTGTTTGTTTGCAACAGATTACTGACCTAATAAACCTGATCTCATAAGCTCTTCTTCGTCTATGACTACAGGCTTACCGTTTATCTCCATAATACGCACTTTAGATTCTTCGCCTGGGAATACAACGAAATTTGATGTTCCTTTACCAGTACCGCGTGATCCTTGGTCGAGGTAGCGAACCCCTGGTATGCCTGAATCGCGTAACTTTTGCGCCACTTCTTGTGGAGACCCAAGCTCTCGCATCAATTCGCCACCACTTAAGTCATAGATGGACTTTGGCGGGTTTTCATTGAGTTTGTTAGCTTGTTGAAATTTGACTAGTTTTGCCAAAGGCTTGCTGTTCTCAAGTGCAAATTTTTGTATAGCCCGAGACTGCTGACTTAGAGGCTTATCCCAATCTAGCATCTTTGCTATTTCTTCGTCTGGTAGATCTGCCTTGTAAAAAACCCCAGTGTTAGGTGTTATTCCTCCAGAAGCCTTTAATGACTCCAATTTTGCCAAATCTCTTGCTGCTTTCGCTGCCGTCTCAGGATAGTCGTCATCTGGGAGCGCATATTTCCGCGCTTTCTCGATCGCTTGGTCAAGATCGCCGGTTCGCACAATTGCGCGAACATTTATGTGCTCAAGTTGACTTGGGTCAAAAAATCCATCTCTGGTAACAAAACGATCTTTCGAAGTCGCTAATTGATAGCCTTTGGCAACATCAGGACTTTCAGCCAAGTAAATGCCATGCCCGTAAGCCTGAGCACCTTCGCCTGTGCCGATCTTGCTCGCATCAAACTTACTAAACTTATGCGGAGAACCATGAAACACAGTAAGCGGACTCAACAAACTTCCTGCTCGCTGTGCGCTTGCCATCGTAGAAGCAGCAGCAAAGGGTAGTACCGACCCGTACAGTTGACTAGCAACACTTGCCTGCTCGCCTAGTCTGTAAGCATCAGACATTTCTTGAGCCTGTGGATCCATTACCGAATACGTTGGGTTTCTACCTGTAAACCCTAATAGACCCTGCGCTACAGGACTAGTCTGCCCGT